AGCACAGACCATAGAGGCAGTTAAAAATGAGCTAGGCGGCATCTACCTGCAAGGGAAACCTGAGTGTAAACACGGTGCCCGCGTATGGCGTACTGGCACTAGCGCTAAGACAGGCAAAGAGTGGGGCAACTACAGCTGTATTGAAAAAAGCAAGGCAACACAATGTGATCCCGTTTGGTATATGCAGACATCTACAGGTTGGGCGCCCCAGGTATGAGCGATCAATACGAGCTAATCAACCTGCAGGCTATGACGGGCAAACTCTTTATAGACGGTGAGCTAGCAGCTGAGTACAAGGTTGAACAATGCGATAAGTGCGCTATGGTCACGCAGTTAGATCAGTTTGGCTATCAAAAGTCAGACCCTAAAGAAAATATCATATGGTTTTGCAAAGGTTGCCGATGATAGAAAATGAGCAAGAGCTGTTTAATTATATCAAAGGTTGGTACCTGAGCGACTTAGAAAAGAGCAAAGACCAATACGATAGCCACGACTGTACGAGTACAATCTATAGGCTACATATAGAGCTAAAATGCAGGCATACTCATTATGACGAGCTAATCTTGGAGCGCGATAAGTACGAGGCGCTAACACAAGAGGCCGAGCGTTTGGGCTTTACGCCGTTTTATGTCAATGCCACACCTAAGGGCATATATGCCTTTAATCTAAAGAAAACTAAAGTTACGTGGACGGTTAAAAAACTGCCTGCTAAGACAGAGTTTGACAGCGAGGGCCAGGTTGATAAAACCGTGGCCCTTTTGCCTGTTGCTGAGGCGGTGCAGTTATGAGTGAGTCAATACGTTTTGAGTGCCGTAGTTGTAAGAAAATAACAGAGCAGATAGAGCGCATAGTGACAGATAACCTGCCTGCTAACGTAAAGGTTTTACAATGCAAAACCTGTAGCAAAATGAGCGTTTGCCTATTGGTTACCTATGCCGATGTATGAGTATGAGTGTATTAGCTGCTCAATACGCTTTGAGGTGCAGCGATCTATACACGATGTCAATATACCTAAGTGCTGTGGCTTTGATATGCGCCGTATTTATGACCCAGTAGGTGCCATATTCAAGGGCACAGGTTGGGGCAAGGATGCTAAATAAGTTTAAGTGTGGGTGTCAAAGACGGTTAAGTGTATTCAGGCCGTTAAGTATGGTCATTAAAGCCTCTTCTCGGGTTGCCATAACTGCACCCACACTTTTAATAAGTTATCCACAGGTAGCCAAAAGCCTGTGGACGACACGCCAAACGCGCTTAAGTTATCCACAACTGGCTAGTAACTTGACACCTACGCTAGCATCACAACTCGCTGGCGAGCCGCTGAGGCGGATAGCTCGCAGGCGATGTTTGGTGCTTGTGGGGCTGTATTGTGTAATTGGGATTACGCCAGCAAAGGCTTACGATCCAAACGTAGAGAGCTATAAGTTATATGCTCATATGAAGTTATTAGATGATAAGCAATATAGATGTTTAGTTATATTGTGGCGTATGGAAAGCCAATGGTTACCTACAGCTAAGAATAAAAAGAGCAGCGCATACGGCATACCACAGCTGCTAAAGATGACAGAGCGCAACCCATATAAGCAGATAGACTTAGGCTTAAAGTATATTGTTAAGCGTTATGGTAATCCTTGTAAGGCTTTAGATCATCATAAGAAAGTAGGGCATTACTAAGTGAAGGCTAAAGACCCTAGAGATAACAGGCGCTATAAGGCTAGGCGTTTACAAGTGTTGAACGCTGGGGGCTGGGTGTGTTATTACTGTGGCCAAGAGGCTAGCCAGGTTGACCACGTAATACCTATAGCTAGTGGTGGTGACCCAATGAGCCTTGACAATCTTGTGCCTGCCTGTAAGCGATGCAATCTCAGTAAGGGTAAGAAGTCACAGGGCGTTTTTTTAGCCACAACGGACACCCCCCCTGTCTTAGCGCTAGTGCCAGTACGCCATACGCGGGCACCGTGTTTACACTCAGGTTTCCCTTGCAGGTAGATGCCGCCTAGCTCATTTTTAACTGCCTCTATGGTCTGTGCTACGGATGTGGTAGCCCATAAATCATCACTAACAGGTGCTACGTCTTTAGTGCTTAGCGCCTCTACCTTTTCCATATCTTGCTTTGTGCTACGAGCAATACCGCCAGGTGTCAGCAAACCAATAACGCGCCCGTAGGCGCTCGTTACTGCGTTTTCTACCCAAAAGTGTAGGTTAACGCCTCTATCGCTACGCATCTCAAAAGCATAATCAACCGCGCTAGGTAGATGATCTTCGTACTCTTTGTACGCCTCAGCTTTAACCAAAATATAACCTTTTGTTATGTCTATATCTTCAATATATGCAATTAAACGTAGCGTGGGATATTCTGCACGCGCCCTAATAATCCTGGCGTTGACATCCTCGTATCCTTCTAAAAAGTTACTCATCGCTTGGCCTCAGCTTCTTTCAGCGCCTTAGCGATATTACGCCCACGTAGGTAACCTTCACCCAGGCCTACTTTGTAACCCATTTCATAAGCTGCCCATATAAATAAGCCCATAAATAGGCAAACCATACCTACTACCATTAGATCTAAACTGTTCATCTTTCGCCCTTTGTTAAGGCCGATAAAGCTACTACCTGAGTAGCCCTCTCAGCGTGTGGTTAAAGTATGAACCCACCCACCGACAAAAGGCAACGCGACACGCCCTACCTAGCTAGCCTGTCCTCTAAGAGCATCTCGTAAATCTTGTCAACGCGCTGCTCTATGCGATCTACGCGCCCCCTTAGATTATGGCCCCCGTTGCCGTCAGGCTTTAACTCAGCCAGGTAATACTTAACAAGGTGCCTAACAAGCCCAGCCATAGTGCCACCTAGCGCAGCGATCCCCAACGCTAACGCTATAAATGACTGGGCCTGAGTCATTACTTAGCGCCTAAGCCAAACTGCTTTTCTTTAGGGTCAATGCCTTTAAGAATAGGGGCTATAAGGCTTGCTACAAGGGCGTTAGCCAATACTTTAGGGTCAGTAATACCTGACATATAGAGCGCGGCCACGCTAGCTAGTGCGGCACGCCCATAGGAGTACAGGGCAGCCGTAATTGTTTTCTTGTTCATTGATTAGCTCTTTTCTGCCCTTAGTTGATTTGTGATAATACCGCTACGGTTTGGGTGCCGCTTGCGGTAATGCCATATAGGGCCTCGTGGTCACCCACGGTTACCGTTAGCTTGTCTCCATTATCAAACTTATAGCCATTAGCTGTAGTTACGTTTGCCCCGCCTAAGTACATAGCTCCACCGCCTAAATTGTGCAGGTTAACGGTTTGGTCAAAATTGGTTGCAGCTACTAATACTGTGGCTGTGGTGCCTACGCTTACCTGTGCGCTAGTTGGCATTTTCTAATCCTAACTTGGTAATTAACGCCCTGACCTTTTCAGGGCTTAGTGCTATCTCAAAGTGCATTTCATCTTTTCTAGCCCAATCCCCGCCCCAGGTTAAGCCATACTTTTTAGCTAGCGCACGGATCATTGGCACCTTAGCCGCATCAAAGGTACCTACCTTGCCTAACGGATGCTTACTAGCATTAAGGTCTATAGCTGTGCCGCTACTGTGGTTACTAAGTTTACCTGGCACACCTCTTACATCTCTGTAACAGTAGCCCCAATCATCTAGCGCACCGCCCTCTAACGGCTCTATTAGCTCATTAAACTCTTTAGCAAAGTTAATAAGCAAGGACGCTACTTTTTCAGCACAGCGGATTTTAAGGCTTGTGCCCTCAACCTTAAAAGGCTTTACGCCTATCTCAGCCTGCTCCTTAGATGCTGGCCAGCCGTTGTAGCTAGTCTGCATTAAAGGCCAAGCGCCTGTAAATCTTCAACTGTTAAACCTAGAGCTGCTAGTTTAGCGCTGGCGGTTTGCTTGGCCGTTGCTTGGGTTTGCAATTCTGTTTGAGTAATTGCACCAAGTGCTTCTAATTCTTGTACCTGTGTTTGTGTATAAGGCACTCTAGTTTCCTCGCCAGTTTCGCAGTTAATTACTAAAGATTCCATTTATTAGCTCCAACCATAAAGTGAGACTGATGATCCAACAATAAAACTACCTGATGCTCCAAAGAAGATTTTAACTGATGTAATCGCTGAGGTGTTTTGCCAAGAACCATTACCATAAAACAATGCTGGACTGTCTGCTTCGCAAGTAGTCATCCATTGAATACCTTTTCTCAATACTGTGCCTTTATAGTCAGGCAAAATAATCTCGCTTATACCCATACCGTAGGTTGTTTGGACTGCGCCGTTTATGTAACGCAAGTCAAAACTCGTGCCTGATGCTGTAGTTACTGCCATTGTGCTAAATCCACCGCCATAACCACCACGATAATTTGAGCCAGTATCACCATTAAGTTGCAATCTTAAATTGCTAACATTCGCACCGCTTTCATTTGTGCGGCCATTAAACACAATTTTTAAGTGGGTGTAAGTACTGGGAATACTTGTAAAAGTAAAATCTGCCGCAGTTGACGTAAGCGTAGTATTTTGGATTAAAGTCATACCGCTTGATGATGCTGTGGGTGTAGCCCACTTTACTTTATAGGGGCTTACTGTTGTATCTGCTGTTAGCAGTTGGCCAGTAGTACCAATAGGTAAATTATCAAAAGTACCTGAGCCCGTGCCTACAATAATGTCTCCAGCTGCAGTAATCTCTGTAGCCATAGAGTTAGTAACGGTTACCGTGCCACTTGTGCCACCGCCGCTAATACCTGTGCCAGCTGTAACGCCTGTAATGTCACCTGGGTTAGCACCGTTCCAGATAGCTACGCTAGTGCTAGAGAAGTAAAGAGTACCGCTATCGTATTGATTAAGTACCAACGATCCAGCCGTAGATACTGTTGCCGTACCTGCAGTAATTGTGCAAGCTCCAGCGCCAATATTAGTAATAGTCAAAGTATCGCCAGCTGTAAACAAAGCTGTGTTTACCGTAATCGTAGTAGCTCCAGCGTTACTCATCGTAATACGAGTACCCGCATCGGCAGCAACGAGTACATAACTGGCAGTTTTTGCGCTTACCGTCCAGTTGTAATCATTAGCCTGTAGCGCGGTCATCTGCGCAGCCGTCAATACCTGGCCCGTGGTATAGGTCTGTTTAGCCATTTACGTACTCCTTAATAACTTAATACGCCGCTGTCAAGCAAGCCGTATATAGCTGAGTCTAATATAAAGCCGTCAATAATTGGCTCTAAAGTGGTGAGTGTTGTTTTCCAGCTATTAGGCGTAATGCTTTGAGCTACGCCAAACACCTGCAAAGTCTTAGTAAGGGTTGAACCCCCAGGTTGGTTAGTTGTAATAGTTACAGGATCAAAGTAATCAAGGCCCAGCGCTGCGATAATGCCAGCATTGTAATTATCGGTATAAAGGTCTAGCTGAATAGCATCGCATCGTATAGAGGTCTCAGCTCTAGATGCTACGTATGCTTGTGCATAGTCCAGGGCCACGGCATCGGTTTGCATTAGCAGGTTTTGTTGGTTGTAACTATGCACAAAGTACTTATCTATGCTGGGTTGGTTTATAGCTACCTGGGCCGTGCCACCCGTGCGGGTAATGCTGGCTGAGTTATAAACTAGAGTATCGTCAAGGCGCCACACCGCGTTAAAGTAACCAATAGCTGAGCCGTCATCGTTAAATACCACAGGCGTAAGCCCACTACTGCCAGCGGTTACCGCACGATCTTGGAATACAAACGAGCCAGCGGCATCTACGTACAAAGCTCCATACTCGCTAGTCTCTACGGTTTGCATAGCTGCAAGGCTTGTGCGGGCTGTGCCTGGGTCATTTTGCATTGTGGTTAAACCCGCATCTACGTCACGCATAGAGGTAGGCCAGGCAATTTGATCTAAGATTTGGTTAATGCGTGTGCCCGATAAATCGCCAGCTGCGGCACCTGTTACCGTACTTATCTGTGCGTTTTGAGCAAGTCTAAAAGCATCCACGGCTGTAATAGTTGTATAAACTACGTCATTGGCATTTTTAGGTGTAGTAGTTGTGTAGCTAGTAATAAAACCTGCAAAAATAGGGTAAGTAACTGCCCCGTATGTAGCCGTAATCTGCACTTTACGCATAGGCGTTAAATAGGTGTAATAAGGGCTGGCTGGGTTTTGTGGGTTAAAATCACCGTTTTGGTCAACTATGCGCATAGATAAAGTGCCAGTTTGGAATTGGTCAGCCTGGGCGTTACGGCCTCTAATAGTTTGGATATTATCTACAACGTCAGATACATCCACAATGACAGAGGCGCTGTCTGCAAGGATATTGGTACCTAAGATTCCAGTATCAAGGATCATAGCCTGAGCAAAGCTAGGGCCAGTACTAAAGTTAATGACCGCGTTAATTACTGGCACGGTCATACTGCTATAGCCCCTGCGTAAGTAGTTGAGTAACCACGGCGGGCTATCTCATTAAGTGCGTTTTGGACAGCATCTACAATTATATTTTCGCTGCCAACCACGCCTGCGTTTACGGTTATATTGTAAGCGCCTGCAGGTATCTGCCCCTCGCCTGCTCCTGCACCGCGGCCTGAGCCTTTTTCTGCAAAATAAGTTAAAGCGGTAGAGGCGGCTACCTGTGCAGCGCGGGCGGCATCATCAACCCTACGGTCAGGATTTTGGCCTGGGTTATAGTCAACGCCAGGTATAAGGCCAGCAACGGCTGCAGCTGTGCTACCACTTGTGCCCCCGCCAGTTGTACCGCTTGCCTTGCCACCTGAGGCAGCGGCTACGGCTTGTGGGCTAATTCTGATACCCGCCATAGCCGCTAATAATGCTAAAGCTTGATTAAGATTTTCTAGGTTAATTAAATCCTTAGGCTTAAAGCTATTGAGGATATTATTTATATCTGCCAGTTTTACGGCTTGGCCTTGTAAGGTGCCTAAAATTAATAAATCCTTATTAAGTTTAGCTGCAAGGGCAGTAGCACCTTCAACGTCTTTAGCAGCTATAGCATCTTCTAATTTTAGGATGTCTTGCTTAACGGTTAGGCGTACTAGGTCATTAGCTAGTTGCATCTTTTGCTGATCTGTTGCAGTAGCGCCTAGTTTATTAATCTCATCCTGCTTAGATAACAAAGCTGCCTGTATCTGAATAGCATCCATATTAAATACATCTTGGCCTTTACCTAAAGCTAGGGCAGCTTTGTCTAAAGCGGCTTGGTCTTTTTTAGCTTTAGTAGTTGCAAGAGCTGCGGCAGCCTGAGCCTTTGCTAAAGCTGCAAGCTCTTTATTACGCTTAATAGCATCTAGCTCAGCTTTCTTTTTAGCTGCTAAATCTGACTTTTGAGTATCCTGGCTCAAAACGCTTAGGGCCATATTGCCCGCACCTGTTGGGGCTACCGTCCTACCGCCCGCTTTGCCACCACTTACGTAATAACCAGGGCTAAAAGCCTTTTGTGCAGCTGTGCCTGTAAGGGCTGATACGGCATTACCCACCTGAGTTACAACCGATGCAAAGGCTGAGGCTAGCGTATCTATTTTGCTGATAAGGCCGTCAACACCATTACTGCCGCTTATTTTGATAATGGCATCTAGTAGGGCTGTGCCAATAGTCTCGCTAGCGTTAGATGTAGCCACGCTAAGTTTGGCCATTGATCCCGCATAAGAGTCAAGGGCTACGCCACCTGCACCTGCAAAGTTTTGCCGTAACTTGGTACTTATCTGCTCAAAATCCATAGTTTTTAACTCGGCCTGAGTAAGCCCTAAGTTAAGTTGCTTTAGGCCTTTTGTATTGCCTACATAAGCCTGGCTTAAAATATCTACAGTACTGGCGTAGTCCAAACCGCTGCCGCTTGATACATCAAAAGCAAGCTGCATTAAATCTTGTGCCTTAGTAGCTGAGCCAGTTACCTGAGCTAGTTGACCATAGGCGGGCCTTAGTTGGTCATCAAGGATAGCCGTTTGCTTTTCCATTGACTTTATAAAACTTTCAGCATCTACTGAGGCATAAGCCAAACCTACATTTTTAAGGTTATTAGCTAAAATCTTTTGTGCCTTTTGATCGTCAGCTGCAGCTTTCATAGATGCCTTGCCGTAAGCCACAAGGGCCTTAGCACCGTATGCAAGGCCAACAGCGCCCGCTAACTTCTTAGCTGAGCCACCTAATTTAGCCAGGGCGCTTTGAGCTTGCTTAAATCCTTTAGCATCAAACTCGCTACCAATATGAACATTAACGCCTGATTTTTGTACCATTATGCGGCCTTTTTAAGCGCTGAGGTGTTGGCTCTGTTATAAAATATAGTTTTGGTATTGCTGATAGCCGTCATAGCTGCACCTAGAGCTACTCCTTGATTAGCGGCCCAGGCGCGATAGAGCATACGGCCTACGCCTTCCCTGCTAAATACAAGAGGCGGTAAATTAGTAATAAATTGCTGACCAGCTTTAGGGTTACTAGATCGGCTATATTTTTTACTAGCCCCGCCAGCCTTAGGCCCAACCCACGGCTGACCTGTTGGGTTTTTACGCCCTGCGGTCTCATAAATGGCACCCGCTTGTGAAGCGTTGTAAATAGTAGCCATAGCACTAAAGCCATTTTTGTTAGGCTTACTTGGGCCAGTACTTAGCCCAATACCTTTAGTAATAGTGCTTTGCTCATAAAATGGGAATCTAGCCTCACTAAATGGCCGTGCCGCCCAGCCACTCATAGGTGAACTAGACGGTGCAAAGCCACGAGCCTGAATAACTACAGGCATTAAAGCCTTGCGTAATTCTACGCGTAGCTCTTTTTCTAAGTCAGGTGCAAAACGCCTTAATGCTTTACGTAGATCGTTATTACCTCTTATTTCTACGTTGGGCATTTTGCATCTCCTTAGCTCTATCGTTTATAACCCTGAGGATATTCTTAAACATAACATCATCAAGGTCTAGTAAATACTGGGGCGCGATGCCTGTCTCCACGGCTAGCTGCGCTATGAGGTAACCAAAGTTACCGCGCCCCACTATTGCGAAGGGTCATCCTCCAACACTTCAACCTTAGCTAAAGTATCTAAGAATAAAGCTCCAAAAGCAGGTACTTCAACGCCACTTGATCTAAGGCACTCGTGCGCTAGCCAGTAAACATCACTCTGCTTTTCATCATCTCTAAAGGCTTTATGAAAACCTTTTTTTGCATATAACTCAAAGGCCCACTCGATTTTTGGCGTTATCTGATGCTCAGATACCGTACCGTCAGCCCTTGTTATTTTGAGTTTTGCCATTGTGTTAGCCCCTTTTCTTTTCTTATTATGGTGCGGTTGTAATTACGATTGGTGAGTTACAGGTAAATGTAATGCTCTGAGTTGATTCGTCAGCTACAGCGCCGTTAATGTCCGTGGTGTTGTTCACCAAAACAGTAGTGCTGTAAAGAGGATTAGTAGTAGATACAGCTGCGCTTGTTTGCTTTAGTGTTAGGGCTACTGTTGTACCCCAGGCAGCTTGCAAAGTTGCGCGTACTGAACCTGCACCAGATGCGGCATCATCGTTTAGAAAATCTAAAGTGATTGTGCTGGCTTCCAGGCCTTTTACGAATTTATGAGCAGAGTCCCCCATACTTGTTACCTCAAGCTCGTCAAAGCTGCGGTTAATAGTTGCGCTTGTAACGTGATCTGATAGCACTACTGAGTTAAGAGTAGCCACTACGCCGTTTGATAAGAAAATTGCCATTAGGGCTATTCCTCTACTTTCTGTGTTGTTGTTTCTTTTGGTTGGGTTTCTTTAATCTCTTTTGGCAGGTCTTGGCCAATTTTGATTAAAAACGCTTTTTCTTCCTCGGTAAGTGCCATTAGTTAGCTCCAGCTCGTTAGTACGGATATTTGTAAATCTGCCGTTAGATAGTCACCTGCGGCAACGCTCAAAACACTTGGCGCGCTTACGCCAGTAACATTAAAAACTATGGCACTAGATGCCAGTTTATTAAATACTGCAACTATCGTATCTTCAATGCCAATAAGGTTAGAGGCATTGTCAAACATTGGTACGGTCATAATAATCTTAAAATTAGCCAGGGGCGCTATGCCTGCGTGTGAGTTATTGCTTGGCGTGATATATGGATCGGCAGGGGCCACTACCACAGCGCTACTTTGCATAGTGCTAGGCGGATAGTTAAACACCGTCCACACGCCCGTATTAGTTAATGCTGTTGCAATAGTGCTGCGTAAAGTAGTTATAGCGGCTGTCATTTTAGCCCACCATAGCAGCGGGTGAAAGGTACGGGGCCAATAGGCCGCGCACGGATGCCATTAAAGTATTACTCATCTTAAATGGGCTAGGTGTGTAGCCGTCTAGGCTAGTGCCACCGTTTTGAGTACTAAATCTAGATGTCCATATATTTTCTGCCAGCATTAAAGCGGCAGCGTTTATAGCGGGAGTATTGGCGTAGGTAGCAGTTTTTGTATCGTCACCTGTCATAGTGCCATAAGGCAATACGCGCCTAAAGTTTTGGTCAGCTGCTACTTTTGCATATTGGATAAAGCTGTAGCCCTGTGGGAATTGCCAGTAATTTAGCTGCATATTAAAGGCAGGCAAGATATTAGCTGTACCTGTGCTAAATGGAATTGTGCCCGTAATTGTGTAAGTACCGTTAAAGGTTGAACCAGCCCCAGCAATAGTTACTGATTGGCCCGTAGTAAAGATGCCAGGGTTGGCAACCATAACGGTAGCGACATTAGACACCAACGCGGTACCTACTACGGGCGCGTTATCAAACCACAAAAAGCCGTTTATTAAATCTTGTGCGGCTTGGCAGGTGTCCTCTATCCAGGTATAAGAATCGTACAAAGTGCCAACGCCCAGGCTAGCCTTCAAGGTAGCAGCTGTTACATACGTGGCTGGCATTTTGTACTCCTATCTTACTTAGGTTTGGTAAGCCTCAAAGGGCTAAGAGGCCTACCAAACTATTAGTGGGTTTTCTTAGGTGAAGTTGTAACGGATAATACCCTTAGGCATTTTTGCAATAGTTGCCATATAACCATAGATAGCAACCTGCACCTGTAGGTTAGATACAACGTTAACTGACATATAAGCCTGTGGTGATTGGTAAACAGTAAATGCTTCAGGCGCAAGAATAATCGCTGAATCATCCACAGTTGTAGTAGCAGCAAAGTTTTTGTCAACGTATAGATCAAGACCTAGTACGTTACCGCGGATGCTGCCAGGCTGTGCTAGTCCTGCAGCGTTCATTACTGAAGGCTGGCTAGCTGAATAAATAGGGCGGCCTGTTGAGTCAGTTGCACCCATTAGTAGCTGCCATTGTGAACCGTTAGCAATATAGTTATTAGCAAAGTAGCCAGTAGCTTCATAAACAAGACGTGCTGCCTCTGATGCGTAACCAATAATGCCTGCTGATGTAGCAGCCTGTGCTGTTGTTGCAACAGTACCCGCTGTAATAAGAGCAGCATTAACTGTTGTATCTAAAGTTTTTAGATAAGCATTTTGTAGCTGATTAGTTAACTCAGCATAGAAGTTTGGATCTGAGCGCTCTAGCAATTCAATGCTAATAGTGTTCATACCTGAGTACTTAGATACTGTACCTGAAAGGTATTCAGTAACCATACCTGTGTTTTGTACTGCGCCAGCCTCAGCTTCAACAGTTACAACAGGTGCTACGCCTGACTGACCTCCTGCACTTGTAACAAGAGAAGGCACGTTAATAGTCATACCGTTAGTTGGCAAAACTCCACGTGAGCAAGCGTCAATAGACGGTGTGCCAAAACGTGTATTAGTTGGAAACTCAGATAGGTACTGAGTTGGGTTAAATGCTGGGTTAGTTGAAAATGAGTCATCGGCAGCTGTTACATATAGCTTAGAATCATCGTTGCCTAAAGCAGCTTTGATTTTATGCTCTGTGTAAGTTGCCATATTTACGATTGGTGTACGTACACGCTGTGAATTAAGCGCGCTTGGTAGGATGATTTTACGAGCTGCCTCTACTGTAGGTGCAGCCTGCTCTGTGGCATCTACTGCCTCAGGTGCGGATTGATCGGGGGCTGTAGTCACAGCGGCCTCGCTTTCGGTTTCGGTTTCGGTTGTGGTTGTATTGATTACCGTATTGGTAGTTGTAACTTTTGTACTTTGTGACATAGCAGCATCCACAGGCATATCGCCTGCAGCGGCAGCAATTTTTTGCACCGCAGCGCTTGCAAAGGCAGCGCTCTCTACGAGTGATACCTCGCGTAAGGTAGCAGCGGTGACCAGGAGATAATCTTTTTTAGGCTCTGATGCGGTAACTTCCACACCAACGGATAAGCCGTCCATAAGTTGTTCCTGGGCTAGCAAAATTGCATCGCTGCCCCGTGATGAGGCACTTACCTTAAAACTTGCATATAAACCGTCTTTAGCAGAAGTAATACTCTGCATACGTCCAACTGGCTTAGAGTTATCGTGCGACATTAAAAGCTTTACTCGGCTTGGCTCAGGTGCGCTAATTGAACCCTCAGCAAAAACTACTTTGCCAGCGCTTGTATAACCAATTTCACCATAAGGTGCAATTTTGCCTGAGATAGTACGGCGATCTCCACTATCTACTGCCTCTATATTGCCACTAAAGGTTAATATCATTAGTGCCGTTCCCTTCATTAAGGCCCATTGGGCTTAGTTGTTCCATACTCTGAGCTTGCTGTAAATCAATTAAACCCAGGTTAAGCATTTTCTCTATTGCATCTAAACGCGCTGCAGTATCGGCACGTAAAAAAGTTTCATCTAAAGCAAAGCGCACTATGTTGCCGTGAGCTGTAATATCATCCATAGATAAACGGTTTTCAATAGCGCTAATAAACGGCTGTAAAGAATATGCTACAAACTCTTTGCGCCCGTCTAATATATTTTGGTAAGTCATAGAGTTATTCATATCTGCACTTATGTAATATGCGGGCACGTTCATTAAACGCGCTATCTGTGTAGCTAAATACTGGCTAGCCTCGTTGTACATCATATCTTTAGGGCTAAAGCCAACCTGTTGATAATCTAAAGTGCTTGTTAAATATGCTGTACTGCGTGAGGCACGTGCTGCTTTCCACGCAGCCAGCAAACCGCTAATCTGTGCCTCAGGTAAATCTGCACCGCTGTTTTTAATAAATCCAGTTGGCATAGGTGTAGCAGCTGCAACAGCTGCCGCCTTTTGTACATCTATTGCGCTTTGTATTGTGCGTGCGCCTGTCTCTAATACGCCAGGTAACAAAGATTGAAAAGTAACAAGTGATCCAATACCTGCCATAGGTGCGCGCTCACCGTTTACAGAATAATACTCAACCTCATCGCCATATTTATTAGTTGTAACAGTTACGCGAGTATTAGCTACCCACTCAAAGCCGCTAGGCCGCCCGTCATCGGCATACAAACTTGTAACGCGCCAATATGCAACGCCATAAAATAAAAGTGAGTCAACGGTATAAGCAATAGTTACGCTACGTGGCTGGCGCATATCGGGTTGGTCAAGCCATAGTGGGCTTTCCATTTTTGCACCTGTAGATTTTTTGTATAGCTCTAAATCAATACTTGATATAACGCCTGCAATTAAGTTACGGCAACGAGATACAGCTGGTACTTGCAAAGCTGTAAAACGATCCATAAACGGGGCACCGTTGCCAGTTGCATAAAGGCCGCCGTAGCTATAAACGCCAGCGCCGTAACCTTGTGACATAACGGCAGGGGCTAATTGGGCGGTAACATCTTTTTTAGTAATACCAAAAGTTTGCAATAGACCCATAGGGCGGATTATAGGTTATCCACAGGTGTAAAGTTATACACACCCTCGGCGTGTCTAAACGTAAACTTTAGCCTCAGATATTGGCTTATCAAGATGCAGGGCCAGCATAGCCATACCAATAACGGCGGCCACGGATCCGCTTGATTTTTTGCGTACTACTCTCCAGGCTGAATCGTTGCTTTTAGCTGCTACTGAGTCCATAGCTAAATTAAGGGCGGGCTGGTCACCGTGAACCACCCTACGGTTATCTATAGCATCCTTGAAAATTGAACACGCATTATAAAACTGCGTACCGCTGCAATCCTCTGTTTTAACGCCAGCATTAGCAAGCCTGTCCGCAATATGTTGGCCTGTAAACTTGTCAAAAAGTACTAGCTTAGGCAGCCAATCATCACAATAGGCTTTTATGTCAGCTGCTATTTTTAATTGATCTATAGCTCTGTCAGATTCCCAGGTCTTTACTAGGCTTAGCCCAATCCGCCCGTCAGGCAATACGGCACCCGCTACTAGTGAGGCGTGGCGCCCTGCGTGTGGCTCAATATCAAAGGCAAACATTGTGTACATACCTGGGGCCATAATAAGAGACGTATCAGCGCACTCTTCCCAGCTATTCGGTGTCCAGGGGCTAGTGTCTGTGCCAATCCATTTGCACAACGTCTCAGTCATTACAGCTGCGTGAGTACTTGTCGCGATTATTTCCTCTATGGCCTCCTCTGAAATTAGCGTGCCTAAAGACGGGTTTGCCATAGCCCAGTTAGATCTATCCCATATGTCGCAGTTATCGGGTGCGCTGTACTCATAATAGCCAACCGATTTAGGCGGCTTACTAAGCGAGCGCTCCCGCATCTCATTGAGCACGTGGCTCTCTTTATGGCCGGCGTTGCTAGTGTAAAAGCGCTGGCTATTAGGACGTGTGAGCGTAGTTGACTTTACGGCATCAAGGGCCTCTACTCCGCACTCGCGTAACTCATCTACCCAAACGCAATCGGCACTAAGTCCACGCGCTGAGTCAGTAGTAGCTGCAACTACTTTTACCTCAGCCCCATTTTCTAGGATTATGCGCTCATTACCATTAGTGCGCTTATAAGCTTTGTCTATATTGCCACCTTTGACCTGAGCTAACAGGTGTGGCGTACGCTCAATGATGCCTGCCATTATCTCTAACGACTTAGAGGCCATCTGTCGCTGAGAGGACATTATTAAGATATTACGCTCACCAAAGCAAAATAGCCCAGCTAATACGCGCATACGCATCATATGAGATTTTCCGGACTGCCTGGCACACACAAATAACGCAGACTTTTTTATAAACATATTTTCATCGTCAACGGCGCACATATCGGTAAGGATTAGTCTCTGCCAATCGAGTAAAGGCTGGCCGATAGATTCAGCTAGCGCCACGATCTCATCTATGCGTGATTTTGTATTGAGCCAGGGCGTGTTTAGGCGTGGATGAGTTGCCCCTCGTAGCTCTTGTTTAACTTCAGTTAGCAATCGTCTAGCCTGCCTGAATATGGCGGGTCATCGGGCCTATGTGAACCGTCTCGGTCATTTTTGGGGAAAAATAGGACGAAAAGACAGGGGCTAACACAATGGCACGACTCAAAATAACAAGGGCTGACGGTACGGTGTCTGAGCATCAGATAACGCCAAAAATCGAGTGGGCCTTTGAGTTATATGCAAAAAAAGGCTTTCACAAAGCTTTTAGAGATGATGAAAAACAGTCTGACGTCTATTGGCTGGCACACGAGTGCCTTAGGTCAGCCGGCGTTGAAGTGCCTGTTTTTGGAGCGTTGTTTTTAGATACCTTAGCTAAGGTTGAGGTATTGGACGATGACCCTTCGCAATAGTGGGGCGCGGTAACTTTGGTTACCTCATCGCGCAGCTAGCCGTAGAAACAGGCATCGCGCCCCAGTATTTATTAGACCTAGACGATACGATGTTTAAGAATATCTTAAAGGTACTTAACGATAGAAGTAAGGAGATGCAAAATGCCAACAGAGCTAGAAGGAGCCGTACAACTTCGCGTAGCTCTTAAACGTTTTGCACCTGACCTATCTAAAGAAACTCAAACACAGATGGCAGCGGCGTTAAAAACCGTTACTACTGTGGCTAGAGGCTACGTGCCAAGTGACGGCGCTGTATTATCAGGCTGGACTAAAAACCTATCGGGAGCAGATAATTTTGTTTATCGGCCCTTCCCTAAGTTTAACTCGGTACAAGCCAAAGCCGGTATTACATATTCCACTTCACCATCTAAGCCTAATAAAAATGGCTTTGTAGCTTTAGCTCGTATTCTTAATAAATCTGCCGCTGGAGCTATTTACGAGACTGCCGGGCGTAAAAATGCACAAGGCCAGCCAAACTTTAAGCCTAAGAGCGTTGTTTATCGTACAGGTAGTAATGGCCCTGGAGATTTTCAGATTAACTATTATCAAGAAAAGGCTAGTGGTGAGCATAAAGGTTATAACAATTCACTTAACCCAAATGCTGGCAAGCAATTTATAGATAACCTCAACAGTACTGGCCAGCTAGTCAATGCTCGCCCTAAAGGTTTAGTAGGTAGCCCAGGGCGCAAGTTAACTGGCCGCTTAATCTTTAGAGCTTGGGCCGAGGATAACGGGCGTGCTAATGCAGCTGTTATTAAGGCTTTAGAAAATGCCTCAAAAATGTTTTACGAAAATACAAGGAGAGCTGCCTAATGGCTACCGATTTAGTCGTAAATATAGCTAGTCAATTTTTAGGCAAGAAAGCTTTTGCAGATGCCGAAAAGGCAACCAAAAAACTTACCGGCAGCGTTAAAACTTTAGGCCGTACTTTAGGCGTAACTCTTAGTGCCGCGGCTGTATTGGCTTATGGTAAAGCATCTGTAAAGGCAGCTAGTGAAGATATTAAGGCCCAAAAACTATTAGCCAATAGCCTTAAAAACGTTGGCTTAGCTTATGCAACTGTTGACGTAGAGGGCTTTATATCTAAGATGCAGAGCCAGACTGGCATATTGGATGACCAGTTACGCCCTGCTTTTGCTAAGTTAGCCGGCGTTACTGGCTCAGTTGCCAAAACTGAAAAACTTTTAGCTTTAGCTTTTGATGTATCAAGTGGCAGCGGATTAGATTACGCCTCAACTGTTGACCTATTAAGCCAAGCATATGTAGGCAATACAAAAGGATTAAAGCAACTTAATTTAGGACTTACACAGGCCGAAATTAAAGCTATGTCGTTTGATGAGGTTATGGCATTACTAAATGAGCGTTTTGCTGGCTCAGGTAAGGCAGCTATTGATACTTATGCAGGGCAGATGTCTTTACTTGCAGCTGCATCATCTAATGCCTCAGAGATTATTGGCACAAGTTTATTAGGCGCTATTGACTCACTAACGGGTAGTGATGGCATAGCCAATGTAGGCACAGACATAGAAAACGCGGCTAAGTCATTATCTAATTTTATAGATAGCGTTGTTTACCTCAAAGAGCAGATAGCTACTATCCCAGGTGCCGGCATAGTTAAAGGCGCTATCGGTTTGGTTGGCAACGTATTAGGCCGTTTTAGCCCACAACGTGCAGCTGAGTTACTCAAAGAAATTAAAGGCCCACAGCCTTTTAGCCAGCCAATGACTTTAGCTAATCAAGATACAGGCAGAGCCAATCTTAAAGCTCAAAAGGCAGCCGAGGATGCTGCTATTAAGCGTAATAAAGAGCTTGCAAAACTTGCTGCAGCTCAGGCTAAGAGTGCCGCAGCTACCCTCAAAGCAAAACAAGACCAGGCCAAACTAGACAAGGCTGCCTTGATGCTTGGCAAGGGCCAAGATGTATTTAATTTAGATGCTATTCAGATTCAGGCTGCACTTGCTGCTAAACAAGAAGAGCTTAATAAGTTGGGCGTAAACGCTACAGACCAACAAAAATTACAAATAGCCAACGACCTTGCACGTCTAACAGTCAAAGAAGATATTTTGAAATTAGAAGATGCTATAGCTGCTAAAGATGTAGAAGCTGCAACACGTCTAGCGGCTAAACTCGATGCTGACTTAAAGGTATTGGGAGTTTTACAGGGCCAATCCGTTAAATTAACTGACATAAATGCTATTCTTGCTAGCTTTAAGCCTGTGGATTTAATCAACCAACAAAACTTAAACGATGCTTTAGACAAAATACGCCAAATGGCTTTACTGCTAGCTAACCTAGCCGCTGGCGGTACAGGCAATTTAAGCGGTAAATCAAACGCTACTAGTATTCCCGTGGGTGACTACGTTGCACCTATTGACAAGGCAACGGCTGCAGCTGCATCTTTAGGCGCTCTTAATGAGTATTGGGATGCCGCTACCGAGCGTGCTAATGCTATGGCAGATATTTTAGATGCAGAAAATAAAGCAAACCTAGCCGATTTATTGAGTGGGCCACTAGGAGCTTATGCCTCAGCTAATATGCCATCTTATGTAGGTGGGTCAGGCCGAGGCGCTGGAGCCGGAGAAGGCCAAGTACCTGCAGGCGTTGTAATCGAAATAGTAGATAGAACAAGCGGTTTAATTGAAGTAGTACAAAATGCCGTACAACAAAATAACCGTTACGGCAATAATTTAAGTTACGCCGGGGCAATATGACAATCCCAGTAATTAACGCCGTTATCAACTTTAGCACCGGGCCTAGTTTTGCTCAGGCTATGATTTTAGATAGCGGTATTTTAGGCACTAACGTTTTAGCCGATGCAGCTAGCGTTATCGTGGATGTATCAGACGTAGTAGATAGCATTGAGACAAAGCGCGGGCGTAACCCACAAGCTGACCAATTCCAAACAGGTACTTTGTCTATGCGCATTGTTGACCAAAACGGTGATTTCAACAGCCAAAACCCGAGCTCACCTTATGCGGGCCTTTTGACCCCTATGCGTAAGGTGCAGATTACTGCAACCTATGGAGCTGTTACTTACCCTATCTTTGCTGGCTTTATTACTAGCTATACAACTACTACACCAAAAAATGCTAACGATGTGGTTTATACCACTATCACAGCTGTAGATGCTTTTAGACTCGCTCAAAATGCACAGATAAGTACGGTGGCAGGTACCTCAGCGGGTCAACTCAGCGGCGCTAGAATTAACGCTTTGTTAGATGCTATTAGCTGGCCAGCCTCAATGCGTGACGTGGATACGGGCCTTACCACAATGCAGGCAGACCCAGGTACAGCCCGCACAAGCCTTGCAGCTATGCAGACTGTAGAAACTAGCGAGTATGGCGCGTTGTATGTAGATGCCGCTGGCTCGTTTGTCTTTCAAGACCGAGCCGTTACGGCTGGCAGTACAGGGGCTACGCCCGTGGTATTTAACGATGACGGCTCAGCTATTACTTACTATAACGCGGTGTGGCGCCTTGACGATACGCTAGTTTATAACTCGGCCAGTATTACCCGTACGGGCGGCACAGCCCAAGTAGCCATAAACCAACCCAGCATAGATAAGTATTTTGTGCATAGTTACAACCAACAGAATCTACTAATGGAAACCGATGCTGTAGCCCTGGACTATGCTCAGGCATACGTGGCCTCTAGAGCTGAAACAAGCGTAAGGTGTGATGCCATCCAGCTAGACCTTTATACCGATAATTACAATGCTGGCATTATTGCCGCCTTAGGCCTAGATTATTTTGACCCAGTAACTATTACAACTAACCAACCTGGCGGCTCAACCCTAACTAAAACTTTGCAGGTGTTTGGCGTTGCTATGAGCATTACGCCTAACAGTTGGAAAACAACACTCACCACGTTAGAGCCGATTATTGACGGCTTTTTGCTAGACTCATCCATATACGGTTTGCTTGACAGCGGCGTATTAAGTTATTAAGGAGTACGTAAATGGCTAAACAGACCTATACCACGGGCCAGGTATTGACGGCTGCGCAGATGACCGCGCTACAAGCTAATGATTACAACTGGACGGTAAGCGCAAAAACTACCAGTTATGTACTTGTTGCTGCAGATGCGGGTACTCGTATCACTATGAGCAACGCAGGGGCAACAACGATTACCGTAAATACAGCTTTAT